GGTCAGAGGGCGGGCAAATGGGCGGGGCCTTGCTGGGCAAGGGAACGGCAACGCGAAACTCACAGAGGCGCAGGTGCGGCGAATAAAGAAGTCGCCGCAGTCATTGAGCGTACTTTCCAAGAAGTACGGTGTTTCAAAAACGCAAATAAGCTGGATCAAAAACGGGAAGTCGTGGGCGCATGTCGGTTAGCACATATGCTGGAATAAAAGCGGCGGTCGCGGATTACATGGAGCGAACGGATCTCTCCACGCCGATCGCCAACGACTTCTTCCCGATGATGCAGGCGAAGATGTATTTCGGCCACGGGACGGATATCGCCCCGCTGCGGATCAGGGCGATGGTCAGCTCAACCACGCTGACCCCGGCATCGGGCGGGACCATCACCATCACGTCCGCGCTGGGCTCAAACTGGTTGGAGAACATCGAAATCACGCCGACCACGGCGGGGGCGGTGTCGCTGGACTACGTCGATCCCTGGCAGTTCCGCAAGATGAGCGACGAACTGCAATCGAACACCGGGCCGCAGAGCTATTACACGGTTGAGGGCGGGGTGATCTACCTCGCCCCGGCTGCGGTCACCGAAGTCACCGTCCGCTGGTATGGCAAGTTCACGGCCCTGAGCGGCGACAGCGACACTGACTGGATCATCTCCAACGCGCCGCACATCTACATGGACGGCTGCTTGATGGAGGCTTGCGCTTACCTGAGCGACGACCGCGAAGGCATGTTCCGGCAGAAGTTTGCGGCGGGCATCAAGGCGGTGAACATGACCGACCAGCGCCAGCGGGCGTCAGGCTCCACGCCGGTTGCGAAGCCGAGGTCTGTCGCATGACGGTCGAAGCCGACGACAGCCGCTTCGGTCAAATCCGGCTCGAGGACATGCGCGGCAATGAATTGCTGACACGGACTGTCCTGCCGCTGATCAAGCGTGCGGTGGATCATAGCGACGGGCGCTACACGGTCGATAACATCGTTGACGGGCTGCTGGACGGGCGCTTCGAACTGTGGGGCGCCATGCGCTTGCCGGCGACATTGCAGGCGGTGGCGGTCACGCACGTTGAGACGTATCCGAGCGGCAAGCGGGCTTACACGGTGCTGCACCTGGGCGGCCCGACCATGGCCGACGCGGCCGCGTTCTTTCGTTACTTGCCGAACATGGAGGCGGTCGCCAAGGCGGCGCGCTGCGACAAGCTGGTCATGGTGGGCCGCAAGGGCTGGGAGCGCGATCTGAGCGAAGGCTGGCGCGCTGTGGCGACGGTGTATGAACGTGGCCTTAGTTAAGCTCGAGATTCCGCCCGGCGTGGTTCGTCGCGGCACGGTCTATGAAGTGCAAGGCCGCTGGTACGACAGCCATCTCATCAGGTGGAACCAGGGCGTGATGGGTCCGATTGGCGGCTGGACGCAGCGGACCACGTCCGCGATGACCGGCAAGGCGCGGGCGGGCATCGCCTGGCGCGATGACAGTTCCGTCCGCTGGATGGCGTGGGGGACCAATTCCAAGCTCTACGCTGGCACGCAAAGCGTGGTGGCGCTGTCAGACATCACCCCGGCTGCGTTGGTGACGGGCGCGGCGGATGCGACGGCGGCGGGCGGGTATGGTTCGCTGGACTACGGCGAAGGCACATATGGCACGGCGCGCGTCGATGCGACGGCGATCCAAGAGGCGGCGGTGTGGACGCTCGACACGTTCGGGCAATACCTCGTCGCGTGTCTCAGCGATGATGGGCGCATCTTCCAATGGCAATTGAACACTGCAGTGGCTGCGGCGGCTCTTGGTGGGTCAGCGCCTACAGCGAACAGGGGCGTGGTGGTCACGCCGGAGAGGTTCTGCTTTGCTTTGGGTGCGGGCGGCAACAAGAGGCTGGTGCAGTGGGGCGATCAGGAGAGCCTATCGACTTGGACGCCTTCCGCAACGAACCAGGCCGGCAGCTTCGAACTGGCGACACAGGGTCAGTTGATGTGCGGCAAGCGCCTGCGGGCGGTGACGCTGCTGTTCACCGATCTGGACGTGCACGCGGCTACCTATATCGGCTTGCCCTACGTCTATTCGATCCAGCGCGTCGGTGAGAATTGCGGCATCATCTCGCGCGGGGCGGCGGCGGTGGCTGACACCCGCGCCTTCTGGATGGGCAAGTCGGGCTTCTTCTACTCGGACGGCTCGCAAACTCTGCCGCTGGCGTGCGATGTTTACGAAGCGGTGTTCAACGACATGAACACGACCCAGGCCAGCAAGATTTGGGCGATGCCGCAGGCTGGTAAGAATGAGATTTGGTGGGGCTTCCCATCGGCGGCGTCGAGCGAGTGCGATAAGATTGTCGTGTTCAACTACCTCGAAGGCCATTGGGCGCTGCACTCTTTGACGCGGCTGGCGGGCGTCGATCGCGGCATCTTCAACAACCCGATCATGGCCGACTCGTCGGGCTACCTCTGGGACCACGAGACGGGCTATTCCTACACTGGCGCGCTGACGACTGACCCTTATGCCGAGAGCGGGCCTTATGAGCTCGGCGAGGGCGACCGTATCATGCGGGCGCGGCGGCTGATCGCGGACGAAAAGACGACCGCGGACGTGACGGTGTCCTTCAAGGTCCGGGATTGGCCGAACGACAGCGAGACGACCTACGGGCCATATACGCCGGCCAACCCGACCAGCATCCGTTTCAGTGCGCGGCAGACGCGGCTGGTGGTGACGGGCGAGGTTGCGACCGGCTGGCGGTGGGGCAGCCCCCGCGTTGATGTGATTGAAGGATCGAAGCGCTGATGCCGTCGAATGCAATGAAAATCAGCCAGCTCATCGTGACGCTGCAAGGCATCATGGACAAGCAGGGCGATCTGGACGTGGTGGTCCCGAACCAGGCCGCTGATCGCGTGCTTGCGGTGCAACACGCCACGGTGGTCCCGCAGGCGTCTTATCCCTGGCGCAACCTGATCCGTCCGGTGCTGAGCTTTGAACCTACCGACGACTATCAGGCGACGCCCGAAGAGAGCGGCGGCTGGTCGTATGACCTCGGCACGGCCCCGGATGGGGTGCGGGTGCGGATCATGAAGCGGCGTGGCGGCGAGGATGAAGGCGTCCGCAGCGGCGACAAGTGGGCGGCGTATGAAGGCGGGGAGCGGGCGTGGGAAGTCGCCCCCGGCGGCGTGCTGGCGTGGAGGCCGCTCTAAATGGCGACAGCGCCGCGCCCCGGCGTATCGCTGCCGAAAGCGCCTGCGGCCTACGACCAGGGCAACGAACAGCGCACGCGGGATGCGCTCGAGCGGGCCGATCTGGTTCAGTTCAGGGCGGGGCGTGACGTGGAGCTCGCCCAAGGCGAACGGTTCATCCTGCGCGACACGAACGGCGTTCGGTACTCGATCACGGTCAACACGTCCGGTGTCTTGGTGGTGACGGCGCTGTGACCGAGGCGGAAGTGATTGACGGGCTGGCGCAAGCGATCGACGGCCATCCGTTCGTCCGCATCGATGACCTGATTGCGGAAGTGCAGCGCGGCGAGGCCGAAATTTGGGTGGGCCAGAATGCAGCGGTGTTCTGGCGTGTGAGCGGAACGGTGATCGAGTGCGGTCCCGCCGCTGGCGACTTAGACGAGATTTTGCGTGTGTTCCGCCCCGCCATTGAAGGCTGGGGCCGCGAGCATGGTTGCAAGGAAATTCATATTCAGGCTGGCCGAGAGGGTTGGGCGCGGGTGCTGCGCTCCTCTGGCTACCAAACCGCAGCGGTAATCCTCAGGAAGCACCTCGATGGGCCTCAGTTCCAGTAAGCAGAAGCAGACGCAGAACAGCACGGCGTCGGCCACTACGCAGCCCATTGTGCCGGGGTACATTCAAGGGCCGGCGCAGAACTTTTACGGCCAGGTCGGCAACCTCCTGAACCCCGGTCAGCAGCCGGGGACGTACGGCCCGTCAACGCTTCAGCAAGCGGCGTTCAATGGCGCGGCGCAACTGAACCAGCCCAACGCCAACATCGAGGCGGGGCTGGGCAGCTTGCGTGATCTGCTCAGCTTCCGCCCCGGCATGGCCGTCAACGAATACATGAACCCGTATGAATCGGGCGTGATCGACGCGGCCATGGGCGACCTCGGACGCTTTCAGGACCGCACGCTGAACAACGTGCAATCGCAGGCCACGCGGCAAGGCGCGTTCAGCAATTCGCGGCTGGGCGTTGAGCGGGCTTTGACGAACGAGAGCTTCGGCCAGCAGGCGGCGGATACGGCGACGCGGCTGAGGTCGCAGGGCTTCGACAATGCTTACAGCCGCGCACTGGGCGACGCCAATTTCCGCTTGGGCGGAGCGCAGAGCTTGCTGGCGGGCGGCTTCGGCGCAGACGCCAACGCGCGCGGCAACATCGAAACGCAATCGGGGCTTGGCGACCAGCAGCGGGCCATCTCCATGCAGAACGACCCTGCGATGCAGCGGGCGCAATGGTTGCAGGCGATCGGCCAAATCCTCGGCATCGATCCGAGCCAGTTGATCGGTCAGCAGGTCAACAGCACCGGCACGGCGACGAGCACGACCAAGAACAGCGGCAGCGGTTTGGACGCCATTGGGCAGATCATGCAGATCGCCATGGGGGCGTCGAAGATGTTCCCCTCCGACCGCCGCCTGAAGCGCGACATCGATCACCGCCACACCGATGAGAACGGGCTCAGATGGTACACGTACCGTTACCTGTGGGACGATGAACAGCACTACGGCGTGATGGCCGACGAGGCCCCGGCGCACGCGGTTCATGTTCACCCGTCCGGTTATCTGATGGTCGACTACTCGCAACTGGAGGCGCGTCCATGAGGGGAGCGTTCGCCCGCCGGTCCAAGATGAACGAGGCGCCTGCTGTCGCGCCGGTCGTTCCGGTGATGGGGCCTGAATGGTCTGTTGCGCCTGAAGCGCCCGCGCCTGTCGCGTTCGCTGGCAAGG